GAAGAAAATAGAACGGCAGGCAAAAGCAAATATCAAATGGCGGGAAAAATACAGACCGCCATAAAAAGGAGAAGTATATACCATGAAAAATCGGGAAGTGGAAGCAGTCTTAAAATTCTACAAAGACATTGACCTTGACATTAAGGTTACAAGTGAGTGGCTAAAGCAGTATGAAAGCGTGTACGATACGAAAGGTGCAATCAATTATGACGGAATGCCACACGGAAGTAATCTAAGCGATTCTACGGCTTTACTTGCAATCAAGATAGCAAATACTGACACGGCGGAGCAGATTAAGAGGTTAAAAAGCAGGTTACAGGAACTTAAGAAGCTGAGGACGGAGATTTTAAAGGAAATATCATCTCTGAATCCGATACATAAGGTCATTATTTGCGGTTTTTACCTGCAAGGTCAAAAATGGGAACAGATAGCGGAACAGATAAATTACAGTGTCCGCCACAGTAAGAATATAAGATGTGTCGCCTTGGAGGTCTTAGGCGGAAAAATGGCAAGGAACAGAAATATATCACAGAGCAATATTTTGAAAGACATATTGAAGTAAAGATTGCCCGCCATTGCCCGAAAAAATATAGTATAATATTAAAATGGACAGCAAAGCGGGGCAGTGGAATTTTAGGTTAAATTCTGCTGCCTTTTCGCTGTGTAAAATTTAAAATTGCAAAAAAATACGGAAATTCCGAAAGAACGAAACGCCGGAAAATGGCAAAACAAACGAAAGGAGGTTTGAAATGGCAAAAAGGACAGATGAAAACCGGGATAAAGCAAGGCAGATTTTTCTTGATTCTGACGGACTTATAAAAAACACGGAAATTGCGGAAATGCTAGGCATAGATTCCGCCAAGGTCAGAAAATGGAAATGTATAGACAAGTGGAATGAAGCACTTGCCGGAAAGCCGAAAAAAAGGGGAGGGCAGAAAGGCAATGAAAACGCAAAGGGCCACGGCGCACCCAAGCGGAATAAAAATGCAGAAACACACGGGGCATATTCCAAGGTGTATTTTGATGAACTGTCGGACGAGGAAAAAAAGCTGATAGAATCAGTTACCCTTGACACACAGGAAAATACCCTGCGAGAATTACAGACTTTAATAGCAAAAGAAAAAGATTTGGAAAAAAGAATAAAAGAACTTAATGCAGATAATACAGGGGAACTATACACGGACAAGGTAGTGGAAATGCGTACCCCTCACAAGGCAGCAGAGGACAAGGCGGATATGTATGGCAGTTATGAAGCCGAGGAAAACAACGGCGGAAATAGTGGCACTGCTATGGATATGGCAATGGAAACAACAATAAAATCATCAGCATTTGAAAGAGCAATGAAATTAGAAGCCGAGTTAAATAAGGTCCACGGAAGAATAATAAAACTGTTGGATACAATTAAATCCTATGAGTTGGAGCAAAGGCGTATTACCTTGGAGGAAAAGAGGTACAGCCTTATGAAGCAGAAGATAAGCGGGGAGTATGAGGTAGACCCCGACACAGGAGAGATAGACGACAGCTACACAGAGGACGACACCACGGACACGGAGGACGGCACGGCAGCGGAGGACGGCGGTGTGTAGGCACAGGCAGGCACGGCGAGGGCGTGGCACGGCACACAGCGACCACACAGGCAGGCACACACAGCACCACGGCAGCGGTCGGTCGGGTCAAGGTACTGTGGCGGTCGTGATAGCCTTGCGGGTGCCGTGACCCCAAGCCTTTTTTAGATTCGGGGTCGGAAAACCGACTTCCAAAATTCCGCAAATTTTTTAAAGGGGGTAGGATTTTGAAACTCTATGATAAAAATGCGGTTGCGAAATTCCTTGATATGACCCCCAAGAATGTAGAGAGGTTGACACAGAAAGGAATATTGCAGACCGCAAAAGGTAATTTGTACTCACTGGCGGATACCAACCGGGCGTACATCAGATACTTAAGGGACCGTAACCCGGAATCACAGGAAGCGGTAGACCTCAACGAGGAGCGGGCAAAGCTGACAAAGGCAAAAAGGCTCAATGAGGAATTGGACTTATCGGTAAAAAAAGGGGAACTGCACAGGGCGGAGGACATACAAAAGATAATGACCGCCACTCTGATTAACTTCAAGACCCGGTTAAGCGCCATTCCTGCCGAGGAAGCGGACAAACTTGCAACAATGACGGATAAGGCTAAGATATTCCTGTATCTGAACGGAAAAATAAAAGAAGCACTCAACGAGTTATCAAACTTTGAGGAAGTGTTTAAGGAGGAAATCAAGGAAGATGAGGAGGGAAACGATTGACCTTTTCAATCGAATATTCAAGGTATTAGAGCCACCGCCGGACCTTACACTGTCACAATGGGCGGACGAATACCGCCGTCTTTCCGCTGAATCGGGAAGCAAGGGCGGGCGGTGGAACACGGACAAAGCACCTTGGCAGAGGGAGATAATGGACGCCATAACGGACATTTCAGTGGAAAAGGTCGTTGTAATGAGTGCTGCACAAATGGGGAAAACAGACGCCTTTCTGCTTAACACGATAGGCTACTATATGCACTATGACCCCTGCACGATATTGTGTATGCAGCCGACACTATCGCTTGCGGAAACAATGAGCAAGGACAGGCTTATGCCTATGGTAAGGGATACCCCTGCATTGAGGGATAAAATCAACGAAAAGAGCAGGACGAGCGGAAACACGATTTTTAAAAAGTCATTCCCCGGCGGTCGTATCACAATGACCGGGGCAAATTCCCCGACAGAACTTAGAAGCCGACCTATCCGTGTACTGCTTGCGGACGAGATAGACGCATATCCGCCTACGGCAGGGGCGGAGGGCGACCCTCTGATACTTGCAGGAAAGCGACTTACAACCTATTGGAACAGGAAAGAGGTAGACACAAGCACCCCGACAATCAAGGGGGCAAGCCGTATAGAAATGGAGTATGAGCATTCCACAATGGAGGAATGGAATGTGCCATGTCCAAGCTGTGGGGAATTACAGCCTTTGGAGTGGGGGAATCTGACATATAAGGTCAATGCTGACGGAGAAGTGGAAAGCACAACATATGTATGCTCAAAATGCGGTGTAATACATACTGAAATAGAGTGGAAAGACCATTTTAACGAGGGGCGGTACATTGCAAAATTTCCAAACAGGAAAGTGAGGGGTTTTCACTTCAATTCACTTGCAAGCACATTCTTTGGTTGGGATAAGATTGTAAAAGGCTTTATCGAAGCGGACCAAGCATTGAAAAAGGGCAATATCGAACTTATGAAATCTTGGGTCAATACCGAGTTAGGGCAGACTTGGGAGGAGGAGGGAGAAAAGGCAAGCAAGGACGACCTGCTTAAACGGCGTGAGAAATACCGCTGTGAAGTGCCAAACGAGGTTATAGCCATAACGGCAGGAATCGACACACAGGACGACCGTTTTGAAATAGAGGTAGTCGGTTGGGGTGTTGAGCATGAATCATACGGTATAATATACAAGAGGATATACGGAGATTTAAAACAATCCGAGGTATGGAATAACCTTGATTCTTTCTTAAAGCAGACATTCAAGAAAGCGGACGGTACACAAATGCACATTTCCTGTGCCTGCATGGATTCCGGCGGACATTTTACCAACAAGGTATATAAATTCTGCAAGGCACGGACGGCAAGAAAGATATTTGCAATCAAGGGCGGTAACGAGGGAACGGCAAGACCGTACATCTCAAAGCCGACCAAGAACAACAGGGAGCAGGCGTATCTTTTTACGCTTGGAGTAGACACAGGCAAGTCATTACTGTTACAGAGGTTGCAGATTGAGGAGGAGGGTCCCGGATACTGTCATTTCCCGAAAGACGAAAACGAATACATAAGAGGGTATGACGAGGATTACTTCAAGGGTCTTACGGCTGAGAAACAGGTATTGCGGTACAAGAAAGGCAGACCGTATTTTGTGTGGGAACTGACAGGGGAAACAAAAAGAAATGAGCCTTTGGATTGCAGGAACTACGCACAGGCAGCAATAGAGATTACAGGACTTACACTTAAGGAAGCACCCAAAAGGGCAGCAGGAGAAACAATGACACCGCCAAAAAGGACAAGACGGCGGGGAAGTAGAAGCGGAGGTATATCATAATGGCAGGAATTACTTTAGAAACGGCAAAGAAACACTTGGATATGTGGCTTGAAGCGGAAAGTGAGGTTGCAATCAACCAATCCTACACTATCGGCGGAAAGACATTTACAAGGGCAAATTTAAGCGAAATAAGGAATCAGATACAGTATTGGAGCAATAAGGTGGCGGAATTGGAAAATATCGCCAAGAAGAAAGGCAGGAGCAGGATATACAGGATTGTGCCGAGGGATTTATAGCAACAAGTCCTGCAAAAACACAAAAAATGCAGTGAAAACACGAAAAAAGCCGTGAAAACGGCAGAAATACGGCGGAAATAAAAAAATAAAAGATTGCCCGCCATTGCCCGATTTTTTATGGTAATATATATAATAGCAAAGCACCGAGGAGAAAAAGAGAGTATCCGGGTGCTTTTTTCGTACAGAGGAAAGTCATTAGGACGGCGGAAAGGAGGTTTTAAAGGCTTTGAATCTGATTGATAAGGCAATTATGGCAATATCCCCGGAAAAAGCACTTAAAAGGGAAGTTGCCAAGAAGAAAATAGGCATTATAAACAGCGGTTACGGAAACTATGGGGCAAACGGTACGAAGAAATCAGTTATCGGTTGGACGCACGGCGGAGGTAGCCACAGGGAGGACATAGAGGACAACATAGACCCTTTAAGGCAGAGGTCGAGGGATTTATACTATGGTGGCTCTAATCTTGCGACAGGGGCGGTTAAAAGGCTTAGGACAAACACGGTAGGAATCGGCTTAAGGCTTAAGGCTTCAATCAACGAGGAAGTGTTAAATCTTAA